CATAGGCTTATAGGCAGGAACGTCTGCTGTAGGCGGTCTGAAGTACATCTGAGGGATATCTAGAGCTTTAGGTAGTTTAGCTCTAGGTATTTCCACTACTCTTTAGGATTGTCGTCTTTTACTTTTTTAATTGTTTTTGCCCACTCTCCAGTTGCATCTACCTTTCCAGCAACTAAGTCTTTATAAAGCAAATCTAATTGTTCCTTGAGTGAAGGGTATTCTACACGACGTTTCTTTCTAATTTTATGAAGTTCTTCTAATTTTTCTGCTTCAGTATTAGCAGCAGTTAACTCACTATCTGTTGGTTTTGTAATTCCAGTTACATCCCAAGCTTTAATCGATTCTCCAGAACTATCAGCTTCTAAGATAATACTTGTTTGAGAACCAAGTAACTCTTTTACTTCTAATTCTGTTTTTCCTTTACTTATAAGGTAAGCTTTTACTTTTGATGATAAACAAGCCATTAATCTCCCTCCGCTAATCTAAATCCCATGAATGAACATGAGGCATCGTCTAAATCGAGTCTACCACCTTCATTATGCCAATGGTACATTTCGATATAATCAGCATCTGCTAATTCACAACAATATGATCCTGTAACATGAAACCAATCATTTACTGTACCGGGTGAGCGGTTTTTAGACTTACCAATATCAACTCCATTTTTACGAAGTATTGTATCTAATATCTCTTCTTCATCTAAATGATTCTGATGACCATCACCTAATTGAATAGTCCAGATAAATAAATAATGACCTGCTCCACCAGTAGGAACAGTAAATTTATCATTAGTTGAATCCCAACCCGGATTCATTCCTGTACCTTCATTTTGCCAACGATCATTCTTTGTCCAAGTTTGATCAAACAAAGCAACGTCATCTCCCATCGTAGCACTAAAACATGGCTCCATTATTCCAAAGCCACCGTCTTGTTTTACATGACCTGTTACGGTTAAAGTACTACCATCGAATGTTAGATTAGCTTCTGCGTCTAGTTCGGTTGTTGTAGATCCTACAGTTACAAGTTCATTTGCTGTAGCATTATTCAAAGCTGTAACTGGTGAAGCAGCTACTGAAGCAAAACTCAAAGTTTTTGAACCATCAGTTTTTAAAAATTGACCTGCACTACCATCAGCTGATGGAAGGACAAAAGCATTCTGATTTGATGTATTTGCTGGACCTTTCAGTGAAGTCCAGCCTCCGCCAGCATCAGCGGCTATTTTAATTTCTGCCATTAATAATTAACTCCGATTCCATGTAGTTGAGTTTCTTTAGAACCAGAAGATTGGTTAGCAAATTCGACTTTATACCTTATATCTGTACCTGAAGTACAGGTGGTTTCACCTAAATAAACTGTTTTAATTCCTGTACTAAAGTCCGACCCGGCTGTATAACTAGCTGCTTCAGTCCAGTTTGTTCCACCATTACAAGTGAAATAGATTTTTAAATCAGTACCTAATGTTGCTGTCCCTGCGTGATTCTTATATGTCATAACTCCTGAAACTTTTGTCCTAGCAGAAGAAGCTGTATTAGCTGTACTAATCATGCTACCTGTAGCGTTAACTGGATACGAAGTGTTCAATGTATCTATCCATACACCACCCGCTGGACCATCAATGAATACACCACCACTTTCAGTACCAGCCCAAGAAGCTATTGAGGTGTAATCAGAATCATTATTTGAACCTAATAATTGAATGTTTGATACAGTATCATGTTGTTGTATTCTCATCCTTATGGACCCAATATAATGCGCTACACCTGATCCAAAATCGAATTTGTATGCGACATTAGACGCATTATTATTTATCCAAAGAACAGTGGATTCATTACCATCAGCAGCAGCAATAACACTATCCGAAGATGAATACTCACTACCAGTAACCAATGCAGCAGTCATACCACTTTTACTAATTGCTGTACCACTAGCATCTGGTTCAGGATAAAAATTTATTTCATATATTTTAGGATATCCAGCTGAATTAGTATATTGAAATTTTAAATACCTATAAGCTGTAACTGATGCAGAAGTTATATATTCACTTCCAGTACTTCTGTCTGTATTTGTTTCTGTTCCTATTCCTGTATCATCTTCGAATTGATCTACAAAACTATTATTTAAGTTATAAGCTTTTCTATTAGTATCAACAGCAGTTTGTAGAGCTAGTGTTAGTAGATCTTTACGTAGATCTGTATCATTATATTTAGCAGATGCAGCTATAGTGTCTGCATCTACTGTGCCGTCAGGTAATCCACCAACGGCTAAGTTTGAAATAGTTCCATTAGTACCAAGGTTTACTGTACCTGCAGCACTAGAACCGTCTATTACTATTGCCATTAGCTAATCACCCAACGTCCGTTTACAGTTACAGTGGCGTTATTTGTTATAGGACCAACACTGTGCGCCCCTTTAGTTGCTGCTATTGTATAGTCATTAGATATTGTTAAATTATTTTCCCATAATACACCATCTGCTGTAGCAGCTACAACATCAGCCCATTCAGGATCATTAGCACCTATTTTAAGATATTGACCAGATGTTCCTTTAGCTAATCTTTGATCAGCACTAGCGCCTCTATAGATAATATCTCCACGAGTTGTAGTAGGTGTTTGATCAGCCACTACAAAATCTAACGTACCATCAGAATCATCGTATGTAACTGTAATGCCTGTTTCAGTATTACCAGTTACCATATCTCCAACCCAGTCTTCTACATTCTCTTGAGTTACTCCAGCTGGTACGGATTGCCATGAGCAAGTACCATCACCATCTTCCCTTAGGAATTTAGTACCACCTGATTCACCTGTTGATTTAACCGATGTACCTTCTGATGCACCATCAGCCCATGTTAAACCACCTGAATTACCAGATTGCTTAGATAAGAATTGACCATTAGTACCACTATTACTTATTTTTAACTTCTCTTCACTAACTACGTTTGTCTGTATTGCTGCTTCTACTACACTATTAGTAGCTGGTACATTAACTGTTGTAGCTGAACCTATAAGTGTTACAAATACACTAGCTCCTGAACCGGGTGCTGTAGCAAACTTAATAGTATTACTATCTGCTAAACAGAAGCCTTCAGCTGAACCAGCTATTGAAGTACCTGCGTTTGGTTTCTGTATAACACCATTAACACTAATAAGTAATTGTCCAGATGAAGTAACATTAGCTGCATTACTACCATCTCTTAAGTCAAATTCTGTATTAGTATAGTCTGGAGTACCAGATGTTGCACCTGCAGGTACGACTGTTAATAATTTATAATCTCCAACTGATGTAACGGCTGCATAATTTGAGCCGTCATATACCTTCATAGTATTTGCAGCTGTATCAAACCATAGGTCTCCTTCTGCTAATGCAGTTCCATCAGGTTGATTACTAGGTGTACTTCCAGCTACTTGGTATCTCTGATTGAAATCAGTTACAAGTGTCTGAGCACTAGCTACTCCAGCCTCATCTACTACTAGTCTATGATAAGTATAGGTATTTAAGGTACTTGTTGTCTGTACCAACATACCTTTACCAGCTGCTATAGTGCTACTATTAAGGGAAGAGTCGATACCGTTGATGGTGACAGTAGATCCACCAAGGGTTTCAGCATTTGTACTAACACCTGAACCATTAACAACAATACCGCCAGCATCTGCAATGGAAACAATAGTACCAGCATCGTCATTAGGATCAGGGTTAGTGTTGGGGAATTTAGCTTTATCATCTATCGGGTAAAAACCACCTACATCTTGTATAGTAGCTATTATTTGATCATTAACGGCTTTTGCAGTTGGTAACTGAACATCAGTAGAACTTCCGCTAACCGATGTGACAATGCTCTTGCCATCCAGCAAGTTAAGCTCCGCAGTAGTAGAGGTAAGAGCAGTACCACTTGCAAGGATAGATGCAGTACCTGACTGCATACCAGCAAGCGTTGTGAGATCCCCGTCGAGGGGTTGTGATGTTGCTGCAATGTAAGCTTTGGTAGATTGTTGGCTTGGAGATTTAGTTGCTGAATTTGAAGCAAAATCATCTTCATCTATAAGCTCAGGTATTGTAGGTTTATTTAATATCTCCGAATCACCTGAACTTGCATTCCAATCTGATTTAACATTTACCTCAGCACCACTTGCTATACCATCTAATTTAGAATGATCAGCATCTGTAAATACATTACTATCACTAGCTGATCCTACAAGTGTTTTAATTTCAGCTGCAGTTTGATCTCCTGTAGCATTAGCTTCAATTGCATCTAATTTAGTCTTATCAGCTCCTGACATATATCCAGAAGCAGATGTAGTAGCATCAGCTATATTTAATTTTGCTTGAGCTATTGCTGCAGAAGCATTAACATCAGCATTAACAATGGTACCATCTAATATCTTAGCACTTGTTACAGCACCGTCTTGGATATGTTCAGCTAAGATTAATTGATTCTGTTGTTCTTGTGCATGGTATAAGAACTGTTCATGGTTATCATTTAAGTTCTGAGCACGTATTGACGATCCAGCTGCATAGACAGCTTTAGCTGAATCAACATCTGTATCTCTATATACACGTACAGTTACACCTGTTTTAGGAGCTCCAGAGCTTTCCTGTACAGTTGCATCTACACTTGTATTATTAAATTCAATTCGGGTGGGGTTTACGCCTGTATTGACGCTATATTTAGTTGTTGCTTGGGTTACTCCATTTAAAGCAACCTTTACATCTTCAGTTTTAAAAATAGGGAAAGTATACGTAAAGTTCAGGTTTGAACCATTAGGTGTTGCTCCCCCATTATCAGTATAAGTTGTTGCCATTAGTATTTAATACAAGCTAAAAGGGCTACGTTTCTTGGTCTTGTTTCACTCCCACCAGTACTTGCTATAGATGTTGTAGTCGTTGCAGATACACTTACTCCAGTAGTATTAGATTTACCAAAATCTCCGGGTGCAGTAGAGTTAGAATTATTATCAGATCTAAATACATTAGCACCAGAACTACCACCAAACGATCCTCCCCAGTATCCAGCTTGGTGAATGTGTCCGGGATCGCTTACATTAGTTGATGTACTAGATGTAGCTGAGTGGGTATGTGTTTTAGTTTCTTCAGATTGTGCTGTTCTAATACCTCTAGAAGTATCTACTCCTCTACCATCATCAAGTGCTCTGATAAATTCACCGCGTAAGTCAGGTACATTACTACCGACTATTGCATACAATTCCGAAAAATCAGTTGTTATACCTTGTGTAGTACCAGTACCATTTGCAATACTATCACCATTACATTTAATATATCCTACAGGTGCTGTAGTTCCTGCATACCATATGACCGTACCTACTGGTACAAATCCAAATCCTGAATTAGGAGATGTTGAAAGCTTATCAGGTGTTATTGCTCCTGCTTGTACTTTTGCAGTGCTAATAGAATTGTCTGCTATCTTACCATTTGTTACCGCATTATTATTTATCTTTACTTCTGTTACAGCGTTTGCTGCAAGTTCAGAATTAGTAATAGCAAAATTAGCTAATTTATCTGCAGTTACACTATCATCAATTAGCTCATTAGTTCCTACACTATTATCTGTCATCATTGCTAGTTCAACTGAATTAGGGTTTATAATCCAATCAGATGAACTATTAATTGTTATATCACCTTTATCCCCTAAAGAGAAAGACACAGAGTTATCATCTTTTAGAGTACCAAACTCTTGGGCTGCATAAAGCAGCTGAGTATTGTTCGAGTTTAAATCCGTAGATCTAATAGAACTACCAGCTGCAAATGTAGCTTGCATATCATCTATAGCAGTATCCCTAAATAGACGTATTGTATTACCATTAGAAGGTGCTGTGTTAAAATTAACAACGGTGCTACCTGATCCTTGAACAATGGTGTAATCAGATGTTAGAGTTTTAGTAACTCCATTTAATTGTACTCTAATATCAGTTGTAGCTAAAAAAGGAAAGGTAACAGTAAAATCTCTATTAGTGTTACCATTCTGAGTATAGCTTTTTTCCGTTGTGTATGCCATTTAATTTCGTTGTAAACGTAAGATTGCTTCTACATCACCTAATTGATTAGATCTTTCAGTTTCATAATTTATCCATTGACGTTGTTTTATCTCATCATAATTAGATAATTGAGCTTCTGCTGCATCTTGAGCTTCTCGTAAATGTAATTTTAATTGTAAATGTAATCTCTTATATTTAGACCTATCAAAAAACACACCACCATCTGCTGCTGCTTTCCAATCTTTTCTAAATGTTTTACCTAAAGGAGAATTCATTATTTCACGTACAGCATTAGCAAATTGTTTAGATTCACCCATTAGTCTAGTTACTTCAGACCTTTCTGCTGTAGTATATTCAACACCTTTACCATTAGTTCTTAAAGAAGGTCTACCATCAAATTCAATATCAATAAGGAATTGTTTTTCAGGTGTAGGTGCTTCACTTACTTTCCATAATGGTGAATAAGTATTCCATACTCTAGCAAAGAATCCTAAAGGTTCTCCTACTTTAGAGCCATCCATCCAATCATATAGATCAGGTAGTTGTGATTTAGCTCCGGGGTTTCTATTAGCTAAAATTTGAGTGAATTCTTGTTCTACTTCTTTTAATTGTGGTGTTAATAATCTAGCAAATTCATTTCTAAAACCACTTCCGGGTATTAAACCACTACCAAAAGAACCAGCCCATCTAGCAGCTGCTGCAGGGTTTCCAGATAATACATCTCCTAAAGGTTCTAAACCTGCAGTAAATGATTTATCTGTCAAATTAGCACTAATAAGGAATCCCATTCTATTTAAAAATAACTCTGTACTAGGTTCATCTAATGTATCAAAGTTATCCATAATATCAGCAGTTAAAGCTAACCAATCAGTTATAGCACCCATGTTTTCATAACTATACCATTTACCATCTAAACCTTTATAAGTCTTAGGTTTCCATCCTAATTCTCTTCTAGCTCTTTGTCTGGTTTTATCATATATACCATTACCTCTAAGTCTATCTTGAGTAAATAAGAAAGCACCACCAGTTACTAAAGCAGTACCAATAGCTTTTCTACCTTTTAATTCAGCTCTTATGGATTCATATGCAGTCATTGGGTTTGCACTTGCAGATACACCCCGTTCAGAAAGTAATTTCTTGACTTCATCTATATTCATATCTTTAAAAGGTAAGCTAAAAGCATTCCATTGATCTGTAAAGAGTCCAACTGGGTTATGTGATCCTGCAAACCTCATCATGTTAATAGAGGTTTTAGGGAACATCATAAATGGTTTAATGGCTGGTACAGTTTTGACTATCTCATTTAATGCGTTTACCATAGGGCTATCTAAGTTCATAGAAATTTCTCTACTTGCATATTCAACTGCCCTATCAGTTATCATACCTGATTCATCAAACATTTCACTATAAACTCTTCGTCCCATAGCTCTAACTCTTTTCTCACTTAACTGACCACCACCTTCCATAATTGCATCATATGCTCTTCCTCTAGCTTCAATATTACCAATAAATGATCTAGTAAATCCATCAAATCCGGTCATTGCATTTGCACTAAATCTTAACCATGGATGCTCTGCAAGATCATTCATTGTTTCGATTTGATTAGCAAGTATAGAAGGACCAAAATTACCTTCTTCTTCTGCAGCATTAGCAAAAGATCTCATGAATTCCATTTGACCTTCATTCTTTCTAGCTATATCATCACGCATGATATATCCAACAGAATTAGGATCAACAGAAGCTCGTTTAAATACTTGATTCATATGAGCTAAAGATCTTTGAAATGTATCTGCCATACCTACATTATACATATAATGTGCGCGTCTTAAAGTAGCCCAATCACCAGTTAGTAAAGCTCCAGCAAAAGTTGCTATAGGTCTTTCAATCATCAATATAGTGTTAGAAAGAGCTGCTTTTAATGGTGTACCTAAACCTGATAAGATTGAATTATAGATATTAGCCCACATACCTTGAGTCCATGCTGATGGCATATCAGATCTAGCATCAAAGAAAGCTTTAGATATTGTACCAGTAGTGTTTCTTACATAAGTATTCAAAGACCCAATAGAAGCTACCTTACCATCTGTTAATTCATAAGCAAGCATTAATGGTCCTAACATTTGAGGGCGTTCTGCCTTTACTTGTCTCAATGTTTCTATAGTTTGTTTAGTACCATTAGCTATTTTTTCCATAGCCTCTAAAGTTCTATTAGTTTCATTACTAATTGCTTTAGCTGCGTTATCAGGAGAAAGTTCACTTCCAGTAGCTTTTAACCTATTAAGTATATCACCTATTGTTGAAGTCTTCTGTCTAGTAAGGGCTGTCTGTCCTTGTAAATTCATTAAGAATTCTAAGCGATCTAAAATCTGATCATAGCTTCTTTGGACAGCTGGTGTTCCATTTGTTAATCTAGCAGCTTCAGCCATATCTGATACTTGACCAGCCATAGAAGTTCCTACAACACCTTGACTACGTGTCATATCGATATTAGCAAAGTCATCACTAAATTTCTTTATGGCTTGCATAACACCTTTATATGCTTTTCTTGAAAGTGTTCTCCTTCCTGTTTGTGGATCTAGTTGAGATAAAGGACGTAAGATCTTCTTCATCCCATCTAAATCAGTATTATATAAAGCAGCACCTAACTTCTCAGCTTCGATTAATGAATCAGAATGTTTAACTACTTGACCTTTACTACCAACATAATCAACTTTAGTTTCTTTTAATATTTTACCTAAATCATTAAAATATTTAAATGTATTTGTTTTACCAGTTAATACTTCATATAAAGTTTTAGGACTAAGAACTGAACCTATTCTACCATATCTAGTATCAATTTGTTTTACAATCTTTACTTGGTCAACTGCAGCTGAAACGATTCCACCTTCGTCAGAAGATCTAACACCTGTTTCTGTCCAATCATACATATCATGGACTCCAAATTGTGGTTGAGTTAAATCAGCACCATTATTAATTTTAGCTTTACCTAACTCAGATAATTCATCATCTCTATGTTTAGCAGATCTTAATAAATCATTTTCAACTGGATCGTCTGCAAGTTTAATAGATTTATTTTTATTCTTTAACCAATTACCAGCTTTTTCATTCTTTGGAACCCAACTAGTTGCTTGTTTTATACCTTGTCTTCCTTTAATTAAACGACCAATAGGAACTAGAAGATCAGATAGGAACCCAAATGCAGCTCCTTCATTTCTATTCTTTTGCCGTTTAACATCTGCATTATCTGAATCTAGTGTAGCAAAGTTATCAGGTACCCAACCCCAAGTCTTTGGCCAAGCCTCTTTTAGCCAGCCAGCAGCATTGTGATCACGTTCTTGTACAGGTGCTATTTCATCTACAAGTATACCTGTACCAACACCAATACCTGTTCTACCTAACCATTGTACAAATTTATCTTTTCCTAATTTCCAACCAATTGCTTTATCAGCTGCTACAGCTTTACCTGTAAAAAACCTATTAAGCAGAAGAGTAGGTACTACAAGAGAGGATATATCTCTAACAGCTTGTAACTGTTCATTTTGATATTGTGGTAAAGTTGGTATCTTACCATCTTCATTATGAAATGGATTTTCTATTCCCGGTAAGTTTTTCTTAGGAATTTTATTTACTAATCCAATCCCAAAATCTATAACTCCAGCACCTGCAGCACCAATATAATTAGGTATGTTTTTTAAACCACCTTCGCTTCTAGCAAATTCTTCTCCGACACCTTTGATTAATTCTCCGGGTCTTTTGAATTGGTCTATAAACTCTTGATTAGTTTTATGTCGTACTACACGACCTTTATGTATAAAATGACCGGGAGGTAAGTCTGCTTCGTCTGGTAATTCTTCCGTAGAAGAACCTGATTGAGATGAACCTGTTGATGGTTTAGAAGAACCTTGGTTCTCTCCCTCATTTACTGGTGATGGTAAAATAAGATCTAAATCTTCTTTAGCAGCATCAGAGATATCAGGAGTATCATTGTAGATATCATCTGTTTGTGTGTATCCCATTTAAAATCTATATAAATTTTTTAAAGCTTCAGTATTGCTACCTCCACTATATTTGTATACAGCTTTCCAATATGCAGCGTATACCTCTGGGTGTGTATCTTTGGAATCATACATATTAATCTCATCACCAAACATTAAACTCATTTCAATACCTGCAGCCATATGTGAAGCTGTAAATGGATTCTCTGCATTTTTATTATACAAATATTCTTCATAAGCTTTACATTCTTTACCTAAACCTTCAGGTACAATATCTGAAACAAAGTTTTCACCTGTATCAAATCCATATGTACTCCAAGCTCTAGCAGTTTGATCAAGGTTTTGAGCATTGTTAACTTCTTTTTCTTTCTGCGGATTGATTTTCTTTGTAGCATCAATAGCTGGAGACCCATCTAATCCTTTCATACCTAAAGCTTTTCGTTGCAAGTTTAATGCTGTCATATAGCTGACCCCGTTTAAATCTGCTAAGTATCTTAAACGTTTATTTTCTTTCCAATGTTTACCACCTATATCTTTAGAGGCAGCTTCAATTTGAGAACGATGGAAATAGATTGTAGAGTCTGGTCCTGTTAAGTCATTTGGTGGCATACTTAACCCTTTAAACTTAAAGGTATTATGAGCAATGTTTAGTTTATTTAAGTCATTAATTAGTTCAATAGAATTCTCTGCAATGTTAGAACTACCATCTGTATTATATAATAGATCTGTATTAAAGCCACCAGCACTTACATTTGGACTACCAGACTTACCATATACCTCATCAAACCATGTCTTTACATCAGTCCAAGCTTGACGATAAGGATCAGGATCACCTTCTTTCCAAGTACGTGCATAATCTAGAGCAAGCTCTCTATATCTTTGCTTCATTTGACTAATTACTTCTACAGTAGTATGATCATCTTTAGCAAATAAACCAGTTGATCCACGTTTTTTAACTAGTTTATCTATTACTCCATTATCTTTGATTATGTTTTTATGGAATTCAGGTATATTAGTTTGTTCTTTAGCTGCTTTTTGATATTTAGAATCAAGTCTAATTTCCCATGGAAAAGTTGCAAGAGCATCTTCAGTGAAGACACCTTTGTTTATCATTTTGTCAGCTCTGGTTTTAGCCCCTTGTAATTCTAATTTAGATTTAGTAAGGTTATCTCTTATATTAATAAGCTTGGTTGCTTTATAACCTAAATTATCTTTACCTACTGCTGCTATATCTTCATTAAGATTAGCTACGGTTAACTCTCTAGTACCATCTTCATATGCAGCTAATTTCTCATTTACGGCATTTCTAAACTTTAGTTCTTTCTTAGCTTCTGCTTCATCACTTTCGCTTTTCTCCCAAGCATGGAATGCATCAATAACTTCCTCTAGTTCAGCTTCATAATATCCACCGAATGTTTGAGTACTACCATCATGAGCTGTAAACTCTTCCTTTCTGATCTTATTGATATCAGCAGGTGTTAATTGACCACTACCAGCTAAACTTTGCATGATCTGTAGACCAGCTCTTCGTGCAGCTCGTTTACTACCATAAGTTTTCTCCATATATTCAGAGAAAAATAGAAGAGATTTAGCAGGATTTTCACCTTTAAAATCTTTAATTAATTTCTTAGTTGCTGATTCAATACGTTGCTTTTTAATCTCTTCATTACGTCTAGCATACCATGAACTATAAGCAGATTTCTCTGCAGCTTTGATAGCTGGATCAACATGCTCATCAATAATACCATGGTTGATATCACCCATAGCTTCCCAGAAATTCATCCTATAAGCTGTTAATGCAGCATTCCTTTCAACTGGATCTAAAGCATTAGCTATTTCAGGTATTGAGTCTGGGTTATAAGCATTAGCTTGATCTATTGCCCAACCTTCAACAACTCCATATTTTTGAATATCATCTAATTTACGAAAACGTTCACTGGTAAATATATCACCACCTTGTTCTTCCCAATCTATTGCTATATTATAAGACTGAATACCACCTTTAAGTAACTCTTCCTTACCTGATTTATGCTCATCTTTCTGTTCTTGAGGATATCCATTCTGATACCACCACTCTCTACCTTCTGCTATTTTACGTTTTGTTATTTTCTCAGCTTGATGAGTTACAAATTTATTAATAGTAGGTGAAAGATCTTTTAAATGTTCCCAACCTGAGCCAGCAGTACGAATCTGTGTAGCCCAGTTTTGTTGCATTATTTGGTAGTTTCTGGCTCTTCCAGAATTAGCTTGTTCAAAACTTTGCTGTAAGCTAACGCTTTCATCTCCACTACCATAGTAGTTGAACTGCGCTGGTTTGTATGCTGATGTCATTATTTATTCCCAAATGTAATAGAACTGTAATCGAAATCACCAAATGGAGAAGACTCGTAATCGAATGAATACATTTGATCATTATCAACTTGACCAAAAGGTTGCCCACCAACAGGTTTGAAGTTGATACTGTCATATACTCCCATTCCTATTTGAGAGAAATTTGCCACATTCGTCCAATTAAATGGATTCTTATCTTTTCCTCCTCCTCCGGGGACTTTAGTACTTAACTTAGACATACCATATGTCATAGCTGCACCTAAGCCAGCTTTAATTAAACCGGGCATAGCTGATTGATTTTCCAGTTGTGGAGGTGGTGGTGCAAGATCAGGTACAGGTGCAAAGGCAACTGCAGAAGAAATCTTACTACGATTACTTATTTGTTGTGCTCTAATATTCTCTACATTCTGTTTATAAGCTTCACGAGATCTAGTTAATTTATATATATTTCTACCTGCGTTTCTTTCTAACTGTCCTAATTCTAAAGTATTAAGACGTGCTACGGATCGACCAGTTCTACCAGCAGCCATCATTTTACCAGAACCTTGTAGATATTTAATCAAAGCTGCTTCATTATTCTGTGCTGCTTGTGCAAACACTTCATTTAATCCAACTTGAGCTTGAGAATAACCACGCATAGCTGCGAGATCGTTCTCTGTCATATCTCTATGGTATTTGTTACGCTTTGCGCCCCAAACACTTAGTTGCTGGTACCACTGATTTTTCCTAGCTTCTAACTGATATTCATAATTTTGAATGGCAGCTCGGTTTCTTGCTTTAGCTGCTGCAGCACCTTGGAATGCACCAAAAGCACCTTGCGCAAAGCTTGCACCTGCCATTAAAGCTGGAGGGGCACACATAATTTACAAAATTCTATAAAGGTTAAATTATTAGGTCCATAAGAAATTTCTCTTATAAATTTGAACCCAAGGAATCGAAGTAATTTTAAATGGACACCGTTGCGTTTATCCACAACATTCCATAGTAACTTCTCTTTTCTACTTTCAACATATCGTTTGGATTCCCTTGCAAACGTATGTGGATATTTTAGGATGGCAGGAGTACAGAGCATCCAGATCTGCCCTTTTTTACTAACTCCAGCGGCACCTGCTATTTCACCATTCGGAACTTTGAAGTATACAGAGTCTCCAGTTTTAGAAGCTAAAGGTATTACTATCTTAGGATCATGTCCATGACCCTCTTCGACTTCTTTACGGTCTTCTGGTAGTAGGTTAGAGGCTACTTCTAGAGCAGCCTCAGCCGTTAGTTTATATATGTATTTAGACACGTTGATAGTATTGAGTGGTATAATCTCCTTCCCATGTCATTGAGTATAATGTAGCAGGTGTAGGATGTGTCGATTTTAATTTTACTGTTAAGTTTTTATTACGTTCATATACAGGTATAGTCTGTGTAGAAGATTCATTTATCTGTACTCTATTAGCACTATAAGCATCAGACATAGTAGGTTCCCATGTTTCAGTATAAGAAGGTTTACCTACTCTATCAATAGTAGTACTATATAAACCAGCTGGACCTAAATTCATCTTTAATCTATGTATTATTAGAGATCCATTAATATCTGCTTTAGATTCATTACCACTTACTTGAGTATTATATATGGTAGGTAGTGTTACTTCCATATCAAATTGATAACCAAGTATAATACTATTAGTAGGTGTTACATCATCTGCAGTATCACCATCTTCTATATATTCAGGATCATATGTTTTCCAATTACCCGGTAATTTAATTTTAGTACCACTATCTATAAACATAGACACATTCTCTGAGCGTCCTTGAAAGGTAGTATCAGATCCAGTAGGCACAACGAATACGGATAACTGTCCATAATTAACTTTTACATTAGAGGAGCTGATGGTTCCAGATGCTGTATCTGTAACTGTAAAGGTATTAGCATCAGCAACTGTTTTAACTGTATAAGTATTATTAGTAGCACCACCAGAAGTAAAGTATAGATTAATTGAATCATCAACGTTTAATCCATGAGCAGTTAAAGTAACAGTAATTGTAGTACCACTTCTTGTATAAGTAGCAGCTACATCTGTTTTATGGAATCCTTCAGGTAATGCGAAATGAGTCCAATCATTTGTAGCATCATAAGTTAAAGCACTAGAAGCTACTTTAGTACTATTATCTAAATGCACACGATAGGTAACATCATCAGTAGTATCTGTAACAGTTCCTTTATTATCATCTACAAAGTGTCCATTCTCATCTAATTTCAACGAAAATTTTTGCAATGAATCTTTAGAGTTGTTTCTAACTACTACATATAAAGCATCATCTAATATTGCATGGTGCTGTATAGTACCTGATAGTTCCCACTGGAACCATGCTTGTTGCATACGTTTCTGGTTAGTAGTAAAATATCTAAATCCATACAAAGTAGAGCTATCTTTCTTACTAAAGAATACAACTGAATTTTCTCTTGAATTAGATATTTTAACTAGATCTTTATCGAATAATTTACTAACAACTTTTGTTTGATCTATAACATCAGGCTCCCCTTCTCTTAATACTCGTGCTACTTCCCAGAACCTAGAATACTTACCCGCATTATCTAAGAATGCTATAGTAGTACCTAAAGATATAGGACTAGTTTTAGAATTGAAATTATAATTAGATAAAGCGTTTATCTTAGCTGTCATAGGACTCAATACATCACTATCTGTCGTCAACATAAATTGTTGATTCTTAGTGAATAATACTAAACCTGCATTGACTTGTATCCCATCATAAACTATAGCTGGAGTATCAGAACTACAGGA